GAGCGGCTAGTTCTGCTAACATTATCTTTTCCTTATGGGTTTACAATATGCAGTTATTCGTAAGCTAGGTCCTTCCTCTTGTGGTATTGGTGGTTGTTTATGAAGTCTTTGTGCAAAATATAAACATCTATCTATATCTTGAAAGGTTTGTGTTTGGTCTATTACTCTTATCCCCATCATAAACACTAACACAAACTCTATCATGCTTTACCATGTAACCTTCTTATTTGTTCCTTACCTTTTTTAAAAATATTTGCAACTTGTGTTTTCTTCATTACTTTAGCTCTTTGTTCGCCAACAGTAAGTATTTGTATCTTTCTCGCAAATGGTTTATTAACTTTTTTAACTTTTGCAACTGTGGCTCTTGCATCTGCAGGTGTGGCGAACTTGATGCTAACTGTGTCTTTAGGGTTTTCATCTGTGTATAAACGTCTGCCTGAACCTTTTGGTTTTTTACCTGTACCAACTTTAGGGTCTTTTCTTTTTACCATTACGTAATATACTCTTTAAAGTTTTAGCTTGTTTAGCATGAGTCTTAGATGCTTTACTTAATCCTTTAATAACTTTTTTAAGCTTTCTTTTTTGCTTTTCCATAACCCTTTACCTGTCTTGCAGAAGTTGTATTACCCTTATACTTTTCAATCTTTTCAGGTTTATCATATAAACTAGAAATAAAACCACCACCAAACATAGGTTTAAATCCCATATTCATTTTAACTTTTTTAGGTAATTTATGTATACCCGGATTGTCTGCTTTAGGTGGTAAGTCTTTAAGACCAACTTTACTACCTTCAAACTTTTTAGTTACCCTTTTCATCAATTCAGGATATTGCTTTTTTAAATCTTTTCGTGCTTGATTTTTTGCTGCTATTTTAGCTCTACCTTTTTTTAATGTATAAGCTTCATCAGGACCTCCACCAAAAATCTTTTCAATCATAGTTCTTTTTCTAGTAGGTTTTTTAAGTCCTAATGTATTCATTAAAAAATTCATATCTGTTGCTTCTGCAAATTTTTTCTTTAAAGCATCTTTAGGTGATATAGGTTTACCTATAGTCTTATCCTTAGTTCCTTCTTTCAATTTTTTAACCTTTTTAAAATTTTCAGGAGACATAAATCCTTTAGGTTTTAAACCTCTCTTTTTTAATTGGTCATAAGTAAACTGAGCATCATAACTACTTGAACCTTTAATATTACTTCTACTTTTCTTTTTAGTAGGAACTTTAGGCATATCTTTCTTTTTTTGTTGTAAGGACTTTGTTTTAATAGTTTTTACTTTAACATCTTTTAATTTCTTTAAAGGTTTTTTATCTTTATTACCTCCACCACTAATGCTACCTTCACTTACATTACCTATATCCATAAGATAAGGTGTAGTTCCTGCAACTAAAGCTGCACCTGCAATAGGACCTTTATATCTTTTTATAAAACTTTGTTTTTGTTTATTAAATATATTTTTTGCAGTTGCTGCACCTGTAGGTGGAACTTTAGTTGAAGAAGCACTTTTCTTTTTATTATTTGTGGTTTTTTTATTTAATTTCTTTTTAATGTCTTTAACTTGTAAATCATCCAACTTCTTTTTAGTATCACTAATATTACTTTTTATATCTCGTTTAGTTTTTGCATCACTTGCAAGTTTATTAACAGAAGGTTTTTTATCAACTGACTTTGTAGACTTTTGTTGTTTTGCTTTTCTATTTTGTTTTGCTTTATCAACTTGTTTATTTTTTGATAAAACATTTTCTTTTTTTACTTTTTTAGATGTTTGTTTTTTTGTTTTATTTTCTGCTGCCTTTTTAACTTGTTCTTGTTTAGCAATTTTTTTATCTATATCTTTTTTTTGTATAGTAATTTTTTTATTTCTACCTGTACTACCACCACCTGTAGTAAATTTTTCAAAGGCATCATCTATATTTTCTTTAAGAGACTTACCTAATTTAAGTGTTTTTCCAAAACTCATTATTTTTTTCTCCCTGTCATTGCCTTACCATAACCACGCATTGCTCTACCAACACCTCGTATAGTTTTATTTCCTGTTCCTGTTTTAATTGGTAAACCTGTTCTTATTGCAGTATCTATCATGTCAAGACTATCATATACACCCATAGGCATAAGAGAAAGCATTGCACCTTTAAACTTACCTAGTTTTGGTTTAGACTTTTTACCTACAGTTTTCTTTCCTGTACCTGCTCTATAGTTAAGCATACCACCTTTCTTTCTAGGTATTACACCAAACTTTTCTTTTACACCTTTAGCTGCAGGTTTTCTTTTTTCTAAATTGTCAAGCTTCATTCTTAAACTTCCTATTAATTTAGGTTTAAGTTCCTTTTGCTTTTCAATTAATTTACTAACTCTATTTTTAATAGTGCCATAAGGACTTCCCTTAGTAGCATTTTTAATTACACTTCTATTCTTTAAATCATTAAGAGTTGCCTTTGCAGGATTAGACATAAGACTTTTTTCTGCACTATCTAAAGCTTTTCTATATTTTATAATTTCATCTTTTCTAAATTTAAATATTTCTGCAGTCTTACTTTTTCTATCATAAGCTACACCTTTTTCAATCAACTGTTCTTTTTTACCTATAGGTCGATTAGGCACGTTACTTACTAAACTTTTATTAGGTCCTCCAAAGTCACCCTTATTAACTTTAAGAATCTGTTTTTTAATATTTCTTTCAGTTGCAAGTGTACCTTTTAATTTATCTCCTATACTTAAAGTTTTTCTTTTAGGAAACTTTTTAATTTCTTGTGAAGCAGGAACTGCAATTTCTGCAGTCTTACTTTTTACAACTGTTTTTTGAGCAGGTCCACTAATACCTTTTTCTTCAATTTCACGACCAACTACTTTAGTTCCTCGTAAAACATTTTCTCTCATTTCTTCCATTATTTGTTGAGCAGTAAGTCTTGGAGGTATATCACCTCTTACTACATCTAACTCTTCTGTTTTATTTTTAAAGAAACCTTTAGGAAGAACTTTTAATTGAGCCATTCTTCTCATTCTTCTAGCTTCTTTACTCATCTTTGGAAGAGCTGCGGCATCTGTTCTTTCTATAAAATTAGGATTTACATATCTATTAGTAGCAGGACTTACTCTTCCTTCTTTTAATATTTGAGCAGGAGTTTTTCCTTTAGCTTTATTATTAAGAGATTGAACTCTATCACTTAATTTAACTGTTGCTCCTTTTTCTCCCATGCCTTCAGTTTCTTTTCTTTTACCCTTCATCTTTTTTTGAGCATCAGATACTAAAGCTTTTCTTTGCATTTTTTCTTTAGGAGTAAGACCTGTTAAATCTTTTTTCTTTGCTCTTTTTTTACCTGTTTTAGGGTCAACATCTTTTATCACAGTATAAAAAGCTTTTTTAGGTTTATCTTCAAAACCTTTACCATCAGGAGACCTTTTTATAACATTATTAATACTTATTCTTTTTTGACCTTTAGCTTTAGCTTCGTCAAATTTTCTACCATAAATAGCTTTAAATTCAAGACTACCTTCTTTAATACCTTTTGGTTTAGGAGCTTTAGCTTTCTTTTCAGCTTTTGATAAGGCTTTAATACCTGCCTTAACACCTTTTATTAATTTGGCTACCATAATATTCTCCTAGTAAAGTCTATTATGTGTTGCAGGTCCTGACTTCATACCTACTTTACCACCAACAAACAATTTCTTTTTAGCTTTACCTGTACCAAACTCTACATTAGAATCTTTACCTGTGTATGTTTCTTTCATATACATTTTCTTTTTAGGTCTTGGCTTTGGTTTCATTACATTAAGTTTAGGTTTTTTTGTAGGTTTAGATATAGGGTCTGATTGTATTTGAGACTTTTTACCTTTTAAACCTTGAATACCTGCTACTGTACCACCACCAATTATCAAACCTTTACCTAAAGACTTTGCCTTTTCTCTTCTTGTAGTTCTTTGTTCCTTAGTTGCTTTTTTAGTTTTAGTTTGATTAGCACTTGGCTTACCTAATATAGATATAGTATTACCTTTAGAATCTTTTTTATTTATTTTTTTCTTTACTGTGTCAACTACTTTTTTACCAGCTTTTAATATACCTCCAAAAGATTTTTTAGTTGTCTTTCCTTTTATAGGCATACCAATAACTTTACCTGTCATTCCTTTAGGTGGTAGCATATCTAAAACTTCAGAAGGTGATAATCCTTTATAAAGTTTTGGATTTTTTCTTATTGCTGCTTCAACTCTTGCGGCATCATTTTTATTCATTGATTTAGAAGGCATAGATTTTCTCATCAATTCCATTGCCATTTTTGCTGCTTTAGTCATTGCCATTGTTATAAACTCCCTTGTAAAATAGCATTATCTCCCCCTGCAGGATTTGCAGGTGTCTCCATATCATCTCTTCTAGTTCTTCTTGCTTGATTACGAAGAGCAAGAACATCTTCTTTATATCTTGATTCATATACAGATATTGCTTCATAGTTTTTCATAAATAGTAATGCTTCTACCATAGATGCATTATATAAAGCATTATAACAAAAGTCTGTAAAATAATTATTAGGAGTTGCAGTGGTAAGAGCAGTAGGTCTTGATACATGAGCAACTATGCCATCTACAGTTGATACAGGAGTAGGTGCAATTAATATAGTTGTATTATTTCTTCTTGCATAATATTCAGGAGTTCCTGTACTTGCACTAACAGACCAATAATCATTTATAAATTCATCAGTTCTTTGTACTAAATTTATTCTTGTTCCACTATTATTTATATTTACATTTTTTATTATGCGTGTACCTGCAGGAAGTGTAATTTTATTATTCCCACTTGGTATAGCTACAGATGTATAAGTAACTAAACCATAGTCATCTAAGTCTGTAGTTAATCTTAACTCTGCTCTATTAACAAACTTAGGTATAGCACTAGCAAAGTCAGAGTTATCATTCTCTGTGCTTTCAATTATGTCATCTACTAAGTAAGTATAACTAGCCATAGAAAACTGTCACAGTACTTGCTGAAGTAGGTGCAGAAACCTTAACAGGTCCTATCATTCTTACACCATTATCAGGTACATAAATGTCTCCTGCATCTACATTAGTAGTTCCAACAAACTTTATATTACTTCCTGAAGTACTTCCATTTTCATCTGTTTGACTTCCTGTAATAAGAAATGTTCCAACACCACTATAATAAATACTTCTTATTCTTGTATCTGCAACAGTTACACTTGAAAGAGTATCTAATACTGCTCCACTACCTGTGACTGCTCCTGTTCTTATATTCGTTGTCATATAATTCTCCTTAATATATTTATTATACAAAAAAATAGGGAAGGATGCAAAGACTATCCCTCCCTTTTTTTCTAAATCAATAACCTACAGTTATCTATTAGGATGAACCTGAAGCTCCATAGTAACTTCTCCAGTCAGAAAATCCAAAGCTATATCTTTCTCTAGCTTTAAATCTTACATTACCTGTATCGAAGTCTGGCTCCATCTTAGTCTGCAGTGGTGAACGTACAAACATTTTAGCTCCATTAGGACAATCAGTCTTCAAGAACCATGCATTAGTATCAGTAAACCTTCTATTTACGAAGAATCCACCCGGAACCATGCCCTGATTTCTGATTGAGTTAATGTCGTTAACATTTGTTGCACCATTTGCAGCAGTAGTTGGATTAACCCCAATAGTAGTTGACATTGTACTATTCAGAATTTGGTCTGCAGTAAATGCCAAGTCTGAAGGTATATGCAATGATTGAGTCTGAAGACCTATTAATATACCTCTATCATCCTTTGCTTTAGATATAGTAATCAATGCAGATTCTAAAGAAGCTTCTGACAAGTCAGTTGCACCTAAAGTATTTGATTGGTTACCATCACCTATGGTTGGATGTGATGCAGAAAATAACTGCTGACCATCACCACCTGCAAAAGCTGAATTAAAACCATTATTAAACACATCTGCAGCTTTAACCTGCTTAGTATTAGCCATTGCTCTTGCTAATCCTTTTGCTCTTAATTTTGCAAATGTATCATAAAGGTTGTCTTCCATTGCTTCTTCAGTAATTGCAAAAGCCAGTGCAACTGTCTCATGCGTATATCTTGAAGTGAAAGACTCTTGAGCATCATCAAAGGAAACTGCGGCACCTTCTGCTTTAATTGGTGCAGTACCGAAACCTGTAAATAATACTTCTTCTTCAAATGCCCTATCTGAGTTTTCTGTCTCAAACAAAGGCTTATGCTCATCAGCAACTTCTCCATACTCCATGCCAAAAACTGCATTAAGTCCGGGAAGAAGTTCTTTTGAGATACTAGCTCTATTTATCGCCATAATTTATTCCTCCCTTAACCTAATAAATATGCAGTTATTGTTGCAGGAGCAGTCACTATAGGTGTCAAGAAATTATCAGTATGCTGAACTAATCTTACATTTAACTTTAAGAAAGCTCTTTCATCTGCATCATCTACTTGGTTGCCCGGCTCATCAACTGGATTTAGTGTACGAACCATTGCAATACCTGTAGTTCTAGTTGAAGCATCTAAGCTCTGACCAGATTTACCTGTAAAAGTAGAACCTGAACCTAAAACAACACTAAAGTTTTGAGAACCATACAAGTCTCCTGCAGTAACAGACGCATCTGCCTGTACTTCATAGACCTGATTTGGGTCATCAGATACTATCCCAAATGCATCAGTAGTTGATGTACCTGAAGGATAGTAAGATTTAAATTTTTGTTCGCCATTCTCAACATATCTACAACCCATAAATACACCTTGAACTACTTCATTAACATCAGTAACAACTTGCAAATTACCTGCATTTATTCTTACTAAGTCTCCTGTAAAAATATTTGCTGCATAACCTGAAGCTATCGGATATTC